TTGCTGGCAGTTGTAGATCATGTCGACCTGGGCCGCACATTGCGCCCAATCGGCTTCATCTTGTTCCACCATCAGGTTCATTTCCCCGTTCGTCCTGGGCGCTGCCGCCTGCAGGACGCACGGAACCACCGGCGGGCATTGATTTACCGTAATCGCCGGCACCGCGGGCGGCGGGACGCTGCCGCATCCGGACAATATCAGCAGGAAGAGGCTGATCAGCCCACGTCCGTATTTCCGCAACATCATTTTGCAACCTCCGTATTTCCTGCTGCCGCGCAGACAGCACGCTCGAAACGTTACTCTGGGCCGACAACAGATCGGCCATCTGGTCGCGGGACTGCTCCGACAGCCCCACGACGGTGTTCAGGTTGTCTACCACCGCATCGATTGCGCTTTGCTGATTCTGTAGCAGCTGGCCCTGCAATCCGAGCTGGCGGTGCTGCCCCCAGGCAAATACCGCGAGAACCAGAACCACGACACCGAAGCCGACGCGCAGGTAGTTCATGCCGCCTCCTGAAGCTCATCCGTGTAGCGCTTGTACGCCCTGGACAATTTCACGTCGTACAGATTTTCGGCGTAGGCCGGGCCGTTGTAGAGTTTGGCGAACGTCGACCATTTGTGCTGTTTGAGAGCGCGGTGCAGATCCGCGTCGGCCTGGACGAAGCGCACGAACGTGCGGAACTGGTTGCACTCGCCGACCTGCTGGTAGGCGACAAACTCTTCGACGGATGAAAAGCCCAGATCCAGCGCGTGAAAGCCCATAATTTGAAAAAGGCCCCAGCTGCACGATTCGAACGCCGCCGGCGCGCATATGCCCTTCGCCACACTCAGCCGCGTGTATTCGCTGATGCCGCCGGCGTAGCCGCCCCGCGTCTGGTTGACAATGCCTGGATACTTACGCGCCAGTGGTTGCGGATCGATTTTACGTGCCACCAATTGGCGCCAGAAAATATGCCGTTCGAACAAAATCACCGGCAGATTGTCCCGCACGAAGCCCAGGCCCCTGGACTCCACTTCGTTAACCGCCAAAACACTGGCCAGATCCACGCCCAGCTGCTCGGCACCGTCAACAAGGGTGGACTGGCGCAGTAGCCGGCAGGTTTCCTGCCCCTTGACGGCGGATTCCGTTTTCGGGCCATAGATTCCATCCACCACCAGACCGGCGCGGGCCTGAACCTGCCGCACTATCGATTGGGTCGCCGCGTCGTAGATATTGTTTTGCTCGATTTTGTAGCCAGCCATGTAGAGACGACGCTGCAGGTCACCCACATGCGCACCCGTATCATTCAGCTTGATGATCATAAATACCTCTCTTGCCGCCTTTAGCTGGCATCCTCGCTTTTTCCGCCGAAATACTTGTTGCTGTACGACTCGATCACTTTTGCTCCGCCCCAGCCCGCCAATGTCACCAGCGCCAGCTGCAGGAAATTGTTGGCCTCCGCCGCCTCGGCAACCGAATAGGTAACGACGCCCGCCGTCAGGCCGATTCCGATGCCGTAGGCCAGTTCTTTGAAAACTTGTGAGACAACCACCGTCTCGCTTTTCAAACGAAACGCGGTGTTGGCCATGGACGCGCAGATCGCAGACATGAGATTGATGAATAGATCCATCATGGTGCCGCTGGCGTTCAGTTGATCCCACAATGACATTTGCGCGGCGTACACCGACGCGTGAACCACGTAGCAGGCCAGGATGATGAGCAAGTCGCGTTTGAAAAATTTATGCATTGGGGCCTCGTCGCTGCGCATTTTGACTGATGATTCCGTCGCGCAGGGAAAACACGACTCCAAGAACTGCCAGCACCACGTAGTAGCCGATCACCGTCAGTACGCCGGCCTGCAGCTGCCGATTGACCAGAATCAGCGTGACGTAGTAGCAGAACACCGGCGGCAGGAACAGCAGCGGGCGCCATCGGTTGAAAATGACCATGGCCGGATCTACCCTCTCGCAGCTCACGTGCGTGCAGTAGCGGATCATGGCGAACAAGCCGTCCACCACCAGCAGCGCCCCGGCCGCCAGCAGGCACGTAATGATGGCCGCGGCGCCTTCATAGTTTTGAAGCGCCTGGTAGAAAATCGACGACGGCACGAATAGCCCGAACAGCCCTTGATACAGGGTCATGAGCCCATAAAAAACACGAATCGGCCAGTCGGCGGAAAGATTCACGCTAAGGTGCGCTCGATTTCTGGCATGTCGCTTCAATGTCAGTCCCATAATTTCACCGTTTCCACTGTCGAAACTCTGCTGACTACGTCAGGCAGCACCACAGCCGTTCCGTGGCGCAAAACCGGCCCTTGGTCGACCAGGCCGGGGTTAAGCTCGTACGCCTGTTCCACCACGTCTATCGTGGCGCCCAGGTAACGCCAGCACAGGGCGTCTACGGTGTCGTATTGCTGTGCGTAGACGATCATCAAAGCGCCTCGATAGTCATGCGCGGCAGGCCCAACAGGTCTCGTATTGCCCACCGCATATTTCGACGCGCCGAATCCGCAATTGCCTCCTGGTCGTCGGCGCGGCGGTCGCCGGCGCCGGTGGTGTCGAAATCCCGGTACCGCTCGGCCAATTCGGCCTTTACGTAAAAGTGCACGGCGCGTAAATACAGGTCGGTTTCCCGGCCTGATGGGAGATTTTCGGGGTTGGCATCGCGCTGGGTTAACGACCACGCCTGCAGCTCGTCGTTGACGGAGTACGCGGCGTTTTGCAGGGCCTCGCGCAACCGATCATTGGTCACCGTGCCGTTCAACCGAACCACCTTGCGCGCCAACTCCAAATCCAAGTCCGGCCACCATTGCTGAGAGATAGGCTCGGGAGTGGTTTCAGGCTCTTGAGGGTCGGCGGAGGCAACGGCGAATGACATAATCGATCCTAGTGTGGCGGTGGGCGGGCGTCAGGGACAAAGCCAAATCAATGGCATCCCATCGGCCCGCGCCGCCACGGCTCGAGGAGCTCAGTTAGGCCTTCGACACCTTATCGATATCGGCCTGTAGTTCGGTAAGAATGCGCTTTACGCCCGATTTTTCGTCCAGGCGCAACGCAGTTTCATATTGCTTTTTCGCTTCGGCCAGTTGACCCAGCGCCCGCAGTTCGTAACCCATGGCCTTGTGCAGCTTGGCCCGCGCCTGATCCGGCATGTCGATGCCCGAGGTGAGGGTAGCGACTTCCTGCAAGATCTGCAGCGGAAACACTGCGGCTTGATCCGATGCCGCCTTCTGCACGGCCAAAGCGGCGTCGGAGATTTCATCGACCAGGACGGTGCCAACGTTGCGCTGGTATTGATCGGGCAGCGTCAAACCGTTCTGCACGACATATGCCGCGATCCGAAGCGCCTCGTCGAAGTTGCCGACGTCCAAGTACCAAACCATGACGGTAACCAGAACATCGTCTTGCCCGCCCTTGCCAGCCGACAACACACCGGAAATCCAGTTGTCGTAGTCGGGCAAGATTTCGCGCTTGACTTCGATCTTGCGTTCCACGCTCTGGATTTCCTTCAGGCGGCGCTTGTCGTCGTAGAGCTTGGCAAGCATGAGCTCGTACGCATTGGAGCCGGCCAGAGACTCGCCCGGCAAGGCTTTTTCTGCGGCTTGAGCGGCCGTAGCACGTTCGAAGCGGCGCTGTGCTGGTGTCGTCATAGTTGGATCTCCTGTACGTGGTCAACCGCGACTTAGGCCACTTCGATGTTTTCGATCAGGGCCGCACAACCGTAATCCTCCAACTCGAACGCATCGTTCGACGACTGGAACGTTTCGATGCGATCGCGCTTAGGATTGTCGATAAGGGCGCGACGCTGGGCGCCGCGCTGTGCGTAAGTCGAGAGGTTGTCCAACCGGGTAACCAAAATGGCGTTGTCAGGGAAGTAAGGAACCTGCACCGCCCTTTGGTTGCCGACGCGCTTTTGACTGATGATGATGTCGCTCGCCAACGTTTCCGTAGGATCCTGATTTTTATTGACCAACGGGAAGTACTTGTCGGCCATGAGCTTACGCCCGACAATCGCCACCAGGCGCGGGTCATCCCGAAACCACGGGTCGATCATTGTGTTTACGACATCGAACACCAACGCATCGACGTTTTTGTACTCGTCGCCAACGCCGCCCACTGTTACCTTGCCGCTGTCT